TTAGCAACTGATAATGATATTGAAAATGGTATGCACTGGCCAGAAAGAGCACATACAATGATTGGAAGAAAACGTATGGAAAATATTAGATATTGTCTTCAAGATGTTCTAAAAAATAATATTGAAGGTGATTTAATTGAAACTGGTGTATGGAGAGGTGGTGCATGTATTTTTATGAAAGGTATTCTAAAAACATATAATAGTGATAAGAAAGTTTTTGTAGCAGATTCTTTTGAAGGATTACCTCCGCCTGACCCTAAATATCCTGCAGATAGAGGAGATAATCATCATACTATTAAAATTTTAGCTGTTTCTCTTGAAGAAGTTACTCAAAATTTTAGAAGATATGACTTACTTGATGAAAATGTTGTATTTATTAAAGGATTTTTTGAAACGAGTATTCCTAGAGCTCCAATTAATAAATTATCAATTCTTCGTTTAGATGGAGATATGTATTCTTCAACAATTCAAGTTTTAGAATCTCTTTATGATAAAGTATCTGTTGGTGGATATATTATTGTTGATGATTGGTGTTTACCTAATTGTAAAAGAGCAGTTATTGATTTTAGAACAACTAGAAAAATAATGGATGAAATTATCGAAATAGACGGTGTTGGTGTTTTCTGGAAAAAAACGTAGGATATTTATTTTTTAAAAGTTGAAGTTCATTATTTCTACGAGTATCATCACATACTTTACTAGTTAATTGATTTTCATGAATTCTACCAATATAACATATTTCATCAAAAATATTTGGAGGACCAACTTCTAAAGATATTCTATAATAATAATCTGTATCAAGATACCAAATAAATTGTGAGTCAAATAAAATATGTTTCAATTCTTTTGTTATTACAATAGCACCATTTCCAGATAAAGTATTATTTTTAAGAATATTATTATTCCATTTAGGTGTAAATTTATAGTTGGTTGGTTCAACTGTTTGTGAACATGCTACCCATTTAGAGTTTGTAGATTTCATAAATTTAACAATATTTTTTATTGCATTTGGATTAGAATATCGTTCATCCATACATAAAGTATGTAAAAAATCTCCATTCGCATGTTTTATGCCATTATTCCAATTATGTGAAGGACTTCCATAATTTTCAGTATACCGAGTATAAACAAAATTAATATTATTTGGAAAAACTACCGTTTTTATATAATTTTCTATAATATCATCTTTACTATGATCTGTTATAACACATTCGATATTTTCATACGTTTGTGTTAATATAGAATTTATATTTTCTTCTAGTAATTCTTTACCTTTTCCATAGCATTCATATGTCGTTATTATTACAGTAAACAATTCGCACATTTACATAAAAATGTTATTATTTGATATAGGTTCAAACGTAGGATTGTGGGCATTAAAAAATTATAATGAAAATACTAAAATTATATGTGTTGAAGCATCAACAAATACTTTTAAGAAATTAGTTACTAATACACTTGGAAAAAATATTAATTGTCTTAATTATGCAGTAACATCATCAAATGAAGAATTTATAGATTTTTTTGAAGCTGAAGCAAATACAATTTCAACTTTAGATGAAGAATGGTTAAATAGTTCAAAATCTAGATTTTATAAATATAAATATAATAAAATTCAAACTAAAACAATTTCATTAGATAAATTAGTTTCAGATTATGGTATTCCAGATATATTAAAAGTTGACGTTGAAGGTGCAGAAAATATTGTTTTAAAATCGTTGAATTCTCCTACAAAAATAATATGTTTTGAATGGGCATCTGAATGGAATGAAAAAACTTTTGATGCTATCAATCATTTAGAATCTTTAGGTTACACAAAATTTAATATTCAAGATGGAGATAATTATACTTATAGACCCAATAATTATGAACTAAATAAAGATGAAACTATTAATAAATTAAAATTAAAAGAAGATAAAGTTGATTGGGGTATGATATGGTGTAGTATTTAAAAGTACAATTTATATTAAATAATAAAATGAGTATTAAAGAATTTATTAAAAATTTAGATATTAATGTATTTGTTGAAATTGGTATGCATTTTGGAACTGATACTCAAGATTTTAGAAAAATGCATCCTAATTCAAGAATAGTATGTTTTGAACCTGATCCTCGTAATATTGAAATAATTAAGAAATTAGGAAATGATAAAATATGTGAATTATATGAATTGGCTTTATCAAATACTAATGAACCTATGGATTTTTATTTATCTTCAGGAGATTCTAAAGGAAAAACTGAAAATCAAATTGTAAATTCGTATGATTGGTCGTGTTCATCATCATTAAAAAAACCTACTGGACATCTTGTAGAACATAGATGGATTACATTTCCTACATGTGTTAAAGTTCAATGTACAAAATTAGATGATTTTGAACCTTTAAAAAATACTAAAATAGATTTTATGTGGGTAGATGTACAAGGTGCTGAAGATTTAGTTTTTTCATGTGCACAAGAAACTTTAAAAAATACGCATTATGTTTATACTGAATATTCAAATTATGAATTATATGAAGGACAATTGAATCAAGAAAAATTAATGAATTTTTTTGAAGGGTTTAGAGTTGTTCCAAATGTATGTCCACCACCTCATCCAAAACATGGTGGAGATATCCTTTTAGAGAATATGAACTTTACTAAATAAAATGAAATTAGTAGATATTCCAATAATATTTATTTGTCCTGATCATAATGAAAAATATCATGCTAGAAAAGAACATATGTTTGAACTTCTAAATAAAATAGGATTTAAAAATATAATTCATCATAAATCAGGAAATGAATCTTATCCTAAATGTCTTGTTAAAGCTAATATTGATGTTTTAACACAAAATTTAAATGATGATCCTATAATTTTAATTGAAGACGATGTTGAAACATTTCTTTATATAGATTCTAATTTTGAATTAGATATTCCTGAAGATACAGATGCATTTTATTTAGGTTTTTCTAAATCTGGTGGACATAAAACTTTAAATTCACACGATGGATCATCACAAATTGAAAAAATTTCTGATAAACACATTCGTATTTTAAATATGTTAACTACACATGCAATTTTATATAAATCTAAATCTTATAAACAAAGAGTTATTGAAGAACTAGAAAAAGTAATTCAAAATCCATCTTATTATAATGATGTAGTATTAGCAAGATTACATCCTGAATATAAAATTTATGGATATTATTATCCCTTATTTTATCAATCTATTAAATGGGGGAATGTTGAACATACTGAAAATTATACTAAATTTAGGTTTTAACTAATAAAACTTGATAATCGTGCATAATTTGTTTATAACCATTTTCTAGTAAATAAGGAATACTATATTTACTTTTTGAATGGGTATTATCTTTACCAACATCATCAATTAAAATAATTCCATTATCACTCATTAGATTATTTTCGATTACAATTTTTGCATCTCTTAAATGTTGAAGGCATGCTTGTTCGCATATATCCATATGATCCATATACAAGAAATCAATTTTGGTTTTCATATTATTTAAAAAATTAGTTGAATAATCAGAACATATAACAACATCTTTATTTTCTTTGCATATAGTAGACACAATAAAGTTTGCATTTTTATCAGGATCAACTGTATATAATTTAAAATTTTTTCCTTCTAGGTTTTCACTAAAAACTTTTGTAAAAATTCCAGCACCCCAATCCCAATTTTTAGGTTCATTAGGATCCCAATAAAGGGGATTAGGAACTAAACAACCGGGAACACCTCCATTAACAAAACTTCTACTACTTCCCAATTCAACAATAGTATAACATTCGTCATCTTTCATATTTTCCAGAATTAATTCATAAGATTTTTGGAATGTATTTTTTCTTAAATCAGAATATTCTGAGTATTTCATTTTTATAGTTTATATAATGTTTACATAGTTTAAATAAAAATGAAAATTCTTCATATCAGTTTTCATAAAGGTTGTCAAAATGATATTCAATTTGTTTGTGATAAATTAAAACACGAATTAGAATTTATGACATTTGAAGATGGAATTACAAAGGGAAATGCAAGATATAATATTGGACATGATAGAGCAAAAACATGTTGGAATAATTTTAAAGAATATTTTAATAAATTTGATTTAATTATTACATCTGATACAACTCCAATTTCAAGAGTTTTTCTCCAAAATAATTTCGATAAAAAATTAGTTATTTGGATATGTAATAGATTCGATTATTTTGATGGAGCTTCTTTAGATTGTGATTTTCCAGATGCAGAATATTATGAATTAATTAAAAGTATTCCTTCAAGACCAAACGTTAAAATGATAAGTAATTGCGAATTTGAAAACTTTTATTTACAAACTAAAGGAATTCAATTTAATAATGAAGTTATTAAACCGATCGGAGGTCTTTCAAGTGTTTATTCGGAAACTATTCTAACAGATATTCAAAATAAATCTAAAACTTTTTGGATTCCACAATATCATAATGAAACTATTTTAATGAATTTATCTTCAAAATTAAATGAATTAGGAATTCTAAATTTTAATGGAAGACATGGTGGTTTAGATGATTTAAAAATGTTCAAAGGAATTATTAGTATTCCGTATGCATGGTCTACAATTTCATTATTTGAATCTTTACAATTAGGAATGATATATTTTATACCTTCATTAGATTTTATATTTGAATTAAGTAAAACAGGTCATTTTTGGTTTCAACCACCATTCAGAAAAGATCTACTTCATTTATCGGAATGGTATTCTGTTGATAATAAAGATATTTTTGTATATTTTAATTCTTGGGAAGATTTAAAAGATAAAATAACTAATTTAAATTTTAAAGAAAAAAAACAAATAATTCAAGAATACGCAAAAAAACATTTAGAAATGTATCTTAATAAATGGAATATTTTATTACAATAAATGAAAATAGCGTTATGTTTTTCTGGATTAATAAGACCCGAAACATTCCAAAAATCTTATGAAAATGTTTTTAATAGTATTATAAAAACTCATAATCCTGATATATTTGTTCATTCTTGGTTAGATGACGGTTTAGAGGCAAAAGAATTAGTTTTAAGCACATTAAAACCTAAAAAATTTAAAATAGATGAATATTCTGAAAAATTTAGAGAAGGTTATAATTTTAATTCTATGTTTAAAAGTATTTATGAATCTAATGAATTAAAAAAACAATATGAGATTGAGAATGACTTAAAATATGATGTTGTTATACGATATAGATATGATATAATGATAGAGAATATTGTAGATTTTACATGTTATGATATGACCAAACTAAATATAAAAATTGGATATATTGATAAATTAAAAGTTTTTAATGATATATTTGCATTTAGTAATAGTTTAAACATGGATATATTTTGTGATGTATATAATAATATAGATAATATTTTAAATAATAAAATTAAAAACAATGAAAGAATATATGCTGAAAAACTATTAACATATTATTTAAATGAAAAAGAAATTCAAACTAACTCTTTGAATTTATGGTTTGGTTTAACTAGACACATAAAAAATTAATTTAAAGAATTGATGATACCCTAATATAAATGTGGCCTGACACAAAACCTAAGAAATTTATTATTTGGGGACATGAACATTACACACATACACATTCATATATACATTATGGCTATTTTAAAGCTGCTGAATCTTTAGGATGGGATGTACAATGGTTAAAAAATACGAAAGAAAATGCATTGAATTTAGGAAATACAGATGAATATGTATTTTTTACAGAAAGTAGTGTAGATTCATTTATTCCAATAAATTCAAAAGCTTTTTATATTTTACATAATTGTGATATGAATAAATATTCTGAAATTTCTTTAAAAAATAAATTAGTTATACAAGTTTTTACAAAAGATGTTTATTCAAGAAATATCAAACAAGTAAAAAATAATTTATTTGAATTTTGGCAAGAAGATAATAATACTCTTTATATGCCATGGGCAACAGATATTTTACCTAATGAAATTAATGAAAATATTAACAATTTAAAAATTCAAAAAAATAACAAAGCTTTATTTATAGGTTCGTATTGGGGTGGACAATATGGAAATAATAATGAAATTGATTTATTTAAAATTGGATGTCAGAAAAATAATATTGAATTTAATGTTTTAAGTCAAATTGAACAAACTCAAAGTATTAAATTAATTCAAAATGTTTTTGTAGCTCCAACAATTGTTGGTAAATGGCAAAAAAATCAAGGTTATATTCCATGTAGAATTTTTAAGAACGTTTCTTATGGCCAATTAGGTATAACAAATTCAAAAGAAGCATATGAAGTAATTAATAAATTAGGAGTTTATAACTCGAATGAATCTGAACTTATTAAAGATGCTTTAGAAAAAAACAATGATATTGAATTAAGAAAACAAGCAATGGAATTTGTTAGAGATAATCATACTTATTTAAATAGAATTTCTAGTTTAGAATATATATTTAAAGTTAAACAAACTTCTTAAGATAAATAAATGGATACTTTAGTTGTTACAGCTTACTATCTAGTAAAAACTGGAAAACATACTTTGGAAGATTATAATAATTGGATTAATATTTTTTTTGATTGTGTTACATGTCCTGTAATGTTTTTTTGTGATTCTCAAATGAAATTAAAATTAGAATGTAAAGCAGGAAAAAATATAAGATTTATTGAAAGAGATTTTCATTCATTTAAATTAATGCAAGAACCGTGGAAATCAAAATGGGAAGAATTTCATGAAATTGATGATGAAAAACATATTCATTCACCTGATTTATATGCTATTTGGGGAGCAAAACAAGAATTTGTTAGTGAAGCTATTAAATTACAAGAAGCTAAAATTTATGTTTGGTGTGATGTTGGTTGTTTTAGAGTTAAAAGACCAGGTAGTTTTAAAAATACTTTAAATTTCATTCAGAGTGGAAAAATAACTTGTCTGGACGTTTCTGTATTACCAGGTTTTAATCAGCCATTAATTGGTGGTGGAGTTTTGGCTGGTGATTCAAAAGCATGGTCTATTTTCTCTAAAAATTATTTAGAAGAACTTGAAAAAAATCTTCAAGGAAAAGATCAAATTATTTATGCAAGAATCTTAAATAATTCAAATTCGATTATTATTAGACCAAATTATCAATATGGAGATCCTTGGTTTTTTTTAACTTACATATTCTCGTATTAAATAAGCTAAATGCTCTCTGTAAAATTACAAGGTGGTTTAGGAAATCAATTATTTCAATTGGCTTTTTTAGATTATATTGGTAAAATTACAGGAAAAGAAACTTATTTACAAGATATTAATAGTCCAAAAACAATTCATTCCAAAGAAAAATATTTTGAGAATATTTTTAAAAATTGGAAATCTAAATTTTTTCCGAGAGGTTCTTATTTATTTTATGAAAATCCAAATCAAGAATATGAAGATTGGAAATCTAAATTAAATGTTCCTGCAGATGTTTCTATCATGGGATATTTTCAAAGATATGAGTATACTGATCTAATTCGTGATGAATTTATTAAGAAATTATCTTTCAATGAAAGTATCTTAACTAAATATCAAGATATTCAAAATAAATTTTTTATTCATATTAGAGGTGGAGATTATAAAAATAATTATTATCATGATGTTGGTCTTATCAATTATTATAAAAAATGTATGGAATTATGTAATAATGAAGAATTTGTAATTTTCACTAACGATATTCCATATGCAAAAGATATTTTACCAAATATTGAAATTATTGAAGAATGTGAAATTGATTCTTTATATCTAATGACTAAAACAAAGGGATGTATTTGCGCCAATTCTTCTTTTTCATGGTGGGGTGCATATCTAAATCCAGATCGTCCAATTTATATGCCATCTAAATGGTATAATGATTTATCAATGAAAGGAAATTATTATTTTAAAGGAGTACAAGTAATAGATATAAATGTTTGAATTTGTGGAAAAAGTTGTTTACATCAATTTAGATCATAGAACTGATCGCAGATCACAAATTGAATCTGAACTTGTTAAGTATTTTCCGCATGATAAAATTATTAGATTAAGTGCTATTAAACATTCACACGGAGGTATTGGTTGCACACAGTCACATATTAAAGTTTTAGAAATTGCAATTGAACAAGGATGGAAAAATTATCTAGTTGTTGAAGATGATGCAATGTGGTCAAATTTTGAAAAAGGTTATGAAAAACTAGAAAATCTTTTAAAAAATCCATTTGATGTTATTACACTTGGAAGTGTTTATGCAAAGTATACACCAGAATTTAAATTGATCTCAGGTCAAACTACTACTGCATATATTGTTCAACAAAAATATTATGAAACATTATTGAAAAATTTTAAAGAAGGTTTACATGGATTTTTAACTACAGGAAATTATCCAGTATATTCAATTGATCAATATTGGAAAAAATTACAAGCTGTAGATAATTGGTATTGTATAATTCCTTCTTTGATGATACAAAGACCAGGATATTCTGATATTGAAAAAGCTGTTATTGATAATGGAAGATACTTTTCTTAAATTTACACATTAAACTAATAATTTAAGAAATGAATATTCCTAAAATTATACATCAAATATGGATTGGACCTAAAAAACGTCCCGATATTTGGATGAATTCCGTTCGTGAATTTTGCGAAGTTTTTGATTATGAATATGTTTTATGGGATGACCAAAAAGTTTCAGAAATGGAAATGGTAAATAGATCATTTTATGATAATCAGGATACATTTAACGGAAAATCAGATGTTTTGAGATATGAAATTCTATATCAACATGGCGGTGTATATATTGATGCAGATAGTGTTATTGTAAAACCTGAGAAATTTCACGAATTATTAAAAAATTTTAAAGCAGATGCAGGTTTTGGATTTGAAATTGATGGAAAATTAGCATGTGGAGGTGTATCTATTTCTATTAAAAATTCTATTTTTATGAAGAAATGTATTGAAGAAATTCCTAAAAGAAATATGAATCTTTTAGCATGGCAGTCTGTTGGTCCACAATTAATTACTGATATATCATTAAAATATCAAAGAGAAATTTCTTTATTATTTTATAAATCTACTATTTTTTATCCTAGAAGATGGCATGGAATTCAAGATATTGAAATGCATAAAACATATCCAATTCCAGAAGAATCTGTTATGTTTCAATACGGTTATTCAACAAATAATTTAGAATCTAAAATATAATGGTAGAACATATTCTATATATTAATTTGGATCATAGAACTGATCGTAAACAAAGAATGGAGATAGTTCTTGAAAATTTTTCATATGAGAGAATACAAGCAATACATACTAAAAAAGGTTTTATTGGTAGTTCAAAAAGTCATATTCGTGCTTTAGAATATGCAATTTCAAAAAATTGGAATCATGTTTTAATTATGGAAGATGATATGGAATGGAATGATTTTGATAAAAATTATCCAAAATTATTAGAATTAATGAAAAATCCATATGATGTTATTGTTTTAGGAGGAATTTTAGTTTCGCATAATTCTGAAACTTCAAAATTGTATCAATGTAATTCTACAGGTGCATATTTAGTTTCAAAACATTATTATCAAACTCTTCTTAACAATTTCAAAGATGGAATGAATAAAATGATTTATGAGATAAATACATCCGCTTGGGGTATTAAAGAAAAAAGTGTACATAAATATCTAATTGATACTTATTGGCATCAGTTACAATCAAGAGATAATTGGTTTATAGTTCCATTATGTTATAGTGATGAAGGATACTCTGATGTTTTATATCAAACCGTTAATTGGCAACCATATTTTTTGAAATAATATACATAATATGATATATATGATTCCTGAATTGTTAGAATTCATGGGGGTTATTTTAATTTTAGCTACATCTGTATTAACACATGGAAATCCTTATTTTATTGGTTTAGCTTATACAACTGCATTATTAATTGCAAAAGAATCACAAACACATTTTAATCCTTTATTTGTTTTATTTGAATATATGATGAATCGTAAATCTTTATTTAATACATTAAAATTAATACTTATTCAATTATCTGCTCTTATGCTATTTCTAATTGCTTATAAGTTCTAAAATGGATTTTATCATATATAATGTTATTAATTTAAAAAAATGAGTTTGTTTATTTATACTTCTGATAATGATTTAAAGAGACTTCTTTATAATGTAAATTCATCAAGAAGGGAAACAGATTCGGGATTTGATATTCCTATGTTAAGTAAAAGAGTTTCACCTGATAATAAAACTTACACTTTTGATTTAAATATTAAAGTTGGTGCAATTGATCATAATGGTCGTAATTTACCTATTCTTTTATTACCAAGATCATCTTTATCAAATAGTTCTTTTAGATTATCTAATTCAATCGGATTAATTGATATGGGTTATCGCGGTAATATTAAAGCAAAAACTGATATTTTAAATGAAAGTGAAGAAATTTATTTCCAAGAAGGAACAAGATATTTCCAATTGTGTCAAAATGATTTTATGCCATGGAAAAAAGTACAAATTGTTGATAATGTTGATGAATTACCTAGAGCTCCAGATAATAGAGGAGAAGGTGGATTTGGATCAACTGGGCATTAATGATAAAGAAATTATATCGTGAAATATTGTAATCCAATAAGCATTATAATATGAAGTTTTTCCTATTAAAACAACAGAAATAAAAATTACAATTGAACGTAAAAAAACATTGAGAAGAATATTCGTCGTCGGGAATGTCCAAAACCACAACATTTTTATTTAAATGAAACTTTTTTTCTCTTTATAAGACATAAAACAATGGGTGGCGGTCTTTTACAGCTTGTATCTTATGGTGCACAAGATATTTATATCTCCGGTAATCCCCAGATTACTTTCTGGAAGATTCTCTACAAACGCCACACTAACTTTGCAATGGAATCTATTGAAGTAACTTTCAATGGTCAGGCTGACTTTAACAAACGTGTAACTGCTGTAATTAATCGTAATGCAGATTTGATGTTCCGTACTTATCTACAGGTAGTTCTACCTCAGGTAGATTTCACAACTACCCAAACTAATCTAACGTATTTCCGATGGGTAAGTTATATTGGACACCGTCTAATTAAACAGGTAGAACTTGAAATTGGTGGACAGCGAATTGATCGTCAGTATGGTGATTGGATGCAGATCTGGACCCAGTTATCTACTGAACAGGGACAGGTACCTGCTCTAGATACTCTTGTCGGAAACACCCACGATCTAACTCTAATCAAAAACAGAAGTGGTTTAGCTTTAGATGCAACTTGTGCATCTACTGAAAGAACTCAGTCTTGTCTTCCTCGTGCTGGTACACCTGCAAAGACTTTGTACGTTCCTCTTCAGTTTTGGTTCTGTCGTAACCCCGGTCTTGCAATTCCTCTAATTGCTCTTCAGTACCACGAAGTTCGTCTAAACGTAGACTTTGAAACTTGGGAAAACTGTACATATGGTGAAGTTTCATCAGGTGTCCCAACTCGCCCTGTTGCACAGTCTCTTGCAGCTGCATCTTTATGGGTTGATTACGTATATTTGGACACTGAAGAACGTCGTCGTTTCGCACAGCAATCCCACGAATACCTAATTGAACAGGTACAGTACACTGGTGCCGAATCTATTACATCTTCTTCTAACAAAGTTCAGTTGAATTTTAACCATCCTGTAAAAGAACTTTTGTGGGTAGTACAGCGTGATTCTTTTGTAGATTGTTCTTACCCTAGTTGGATGGGTGCATTTGGTGGACAACAGCCTTTTAACTATTCCGATGACTTCTCTACTGAAGGTACTATCATGTCTTTGTTAAGCGCTGGTGGATCTAGTGCAACTACTTCTGGTGCACTACCCACTAGTGTTCTTGGTGCAGGTAATACCAGTGCTTTTTCATCTACTTATGGTGCTGGTCCCATTGGTACTGGAGACGATTCAGTATTCGATTATGGTGTAAACTATCTACTTGCCAAAGTAATTTTAGCTTCTGGTGTACGATGTGAAGGTAAGAACCCTGTGGAAGTATGCAAACTACAGTTGAACGGCCAAGATCGTTTCACTGAACGTGAAGGTTCTTATTTCAGCTCTGTACAGCCTTACCAACACCACAGCCGTACTCCTTCAACTGGTATTAACGTATACTCCTTTGCATTGAAACCTGAAGAACACCAGCCTTCTGGTACTTGCAACTTTTCTCGTATCGACAAAGCCACTCTACAGCTAACTGTATCGATTAACACTGTAGTAGGTTCTAATACTGCCCAGGTACGTGTATACGCTCTAAACTACAATGTACTTCGTGTAATGTCTGGTATGGGTGGTCTAGCATACAGCAACTAAACAATAAATATAACAACTATATTTTTTGTAATTTTTAATTAAATTTTTTAAAGTTCTCATAAAAGAATTTTAAAAAATTTAATTACGTATTTTTATTAATATAAAATGCACTTACTAAAAAGAATAGCCGAAGGTGAAAAAAGATTTCTTGAGAATCAGAGACCAAGAGAAGAAGAAAAAAGAGCTCTTGAGCATCAGAAATTAATGAGAGATCTAATTGAAAAATTACCAAATAAACAACCAATTTGTGATTTATCAGAAGTGAAACAACTTACTTTAAACACTAATTATGATTTCATAGAACCTTTTAAAAAACAGCCAACATTTTTGTATCTTTGTCAAACAGATACATATGCATCAGTTGAAAAACTTAAATTATCAATTCCTGAAACTGAATTTAGAAAATTAAAAATTTTAACATTTAAAGATGAAGTTGATAATTGTATTTTTTATCCAAAATCTACATGGACAACTGGTAGAAATAAATTAATTGAATGGGCTAAAACACAACCAGAATATGATTATTATTTTATGATTGATGATGATATAATATTTAAAAAAGGATCATATGATAGAGTTGAATATGAAGTTAGTCAATTAAGACCTTTATATTATTCTCCAGAATTAACAGATTTTTACTATAATTATAGAATAATAACAACCCCATCAGAAGATATCGTTTATAAAGATATTACTTATTTTTTAAGTATTTGGACAGATGCTATTTTTTCATGTTTTAGTAAAAAAGTATTTTTTGATGAATTTATTTTACCTTATGAAGAAAGATACGATCCAATTACATGGTGGATAAGTCAAGGTATTCTATTCTATAAATTTAACTATAAATATTTAAATAGTACTATTGTTTCAAGAACTTGTATTGTTGAAAATGATCAACATAGAGAATATCCTAGAAATTGTGATATTTTTACTTCACTAAATGATTATTTTGGAAATATTCCGTTACTAAGTATTAATCCTATACCAAAAAATGATAAATGTGTTATTATAACAACTATAAATCCTCCAAATAAACAAATTGATTTTTATAGTAAATTAAAAGGTTATGATTTAATAATAGTTGCCGATACAAAAACAGATATTAATTCTTATGAAAACACAAAATGCATTATGATTGATTTACCAATGCAAAAAAGAATTTCTCCTAAATTATATTCTAAAATTCCATTTCAATCTTATACTCGTAAAATGTTTGGTTATTTATACGCATTTGCAAATAATTACGACATTATCTATGAAACTGACGACGATAATATTTATAAAAATGCGGATTTGTTATCAATAATAAATAATAAACAAGAATTAGTTACTAATAAAGGTTTTACAAATGTTTACAATTTTTACACTGATAAATTAATATGGCCGAGAGGAATTCCTCCAGATGATTTAAAAAGTATATCAGAAAAATGTATAACAGAACCTACTCAACTATCAAATATTTCAGTTTACCAAGGTTTGGTTGATAAAGATCCTGATGTAGATGCTGTTTATAGACTTACTTATAAAGACGATACTTATTTTGATAAAAAATTAGAAACTAATTTAGTATTAGATAAATTTTCTGTGTGCCCATTTAATAGTCAAAATACATTTTGGGTTGATAAGTCAATGTATTATTCTATGTATTTTCCAATTACAGTAACATTTCGTTATACTGATATTTTAAGAGGATTTATATCATTATTTCAAATGTGGAAACATAATAAAACTATTGCATTCACACCTCCAACTGCACTTCAAGAAAGAAATCAACATGATCTTGAAATGGATAAAATAAGTGAGATGCCAATGTATGAAACTGCAGAAAAGGTTTGTTCTTTACTAAAAGATAATTTTGGTAAATGTATGTTTGGTGTTTACCAAGACTTGATGGATAATAATATTGTACAAGCAGAAGAGTTAGATTGTCTTAAAATATGGATGGATGAAGTTAATAAGTTAGTAAAATTATAAATTAAATATTTTTCTTTAAACAAAATGCCATCAAATAAGAAAACTTTAAAACAAGGTTCACGTAGACAAGTATGGAATGGTACAGCCGAAAAAACTTCTGGTGGACTTAAAAAAGAACATTTAATGAAAAACGAAAGAGGTAGAATTGTATCTATTAAAAAATGTACGACTATGCGAAATTCTTATAAAGGATCAGATGATGAAGATGAAAAAGAACTTCCTAAAAAAGAAGAACCTAAAAAAACAGAAGGAGGATTTTGGACTTCATTATTCTAAATAATGTTTTCTGCATAAAGGAATATATATTTCTGATCCACCGACTTGAATTTGTTCATTGTGAGGAATTAATCTTTTTGTGAATATTGCAACAGTACCGTCATTACATAGTTTGCATAAAGATGATAATTTCTTAACTTTATCTGCATAAGGAATTAAAAAAAGTATTTCACCAAACGGATTTCTTTCTGAATCTCCATCTAAACCACCAACTAAAACATTTTTCTTATAAATTTCAACCCATTTTAAAACATATTTTTTTAAATCTGGAAAAAATTGTCCTTCATCAATAACAATTAAATCAAATAAGTGTATTTTATCATCAAACAATTCTAATTTTGATGAACTTAAACATATTTCAGATTGTAAAGAATGTGAAAAAATTTTATCTTCTCCATATCTTGTTTCAATAGAAGGTTTAATAACTAGTACTTTTTTATTTATAGTTCTTGCTAATTGAACTTTACGTATTAATTTAGTTGATTTACCTGAAAACATAGGTCCAATAATAAGTTCAAGAGACATTTGTAATAAATAGAACAATAATAAATAAATGACAAAATTTATTTGAAACTTAAACAAACAAAAATTACTATAAGAAAATGACATATTCCGTTGAAGCTAAAACAGCCCAAACTTCAGCTGTTCGTACATTAGTTGAAGCCTTAAGATCTATTTTAGTTGAAATGTCACTTCTTTTTGATAAAGATGGTATTCGTATGGTAGCTATGGATAATACACGTACTGTTTTAGTACATATGAGATTGCATTCAGATAAATTTGAAAAATATGAATATAATCATCCATCATCAAAATTTGTTATTGGATTAAATACAGATCATTTGTATAGAATTGTTCGAACTGCTACAAACGATGATATGCTATCATTTTATGTTGAAAAAGATGATCCAAATTCTTTAGGTATTATTATGGAAAATCCAGAAAAAAAGCAAATTCACAAATATAAATTGAATTTATTAGATAGAGATGAACCTGATTTACAATTACCTGAAACTGAATTTTCTACAAGAATTACTATGCCTTCAACAGATTTTCAGAAAATTTGTAGAGATATGACATTATTATCTGCAAAAACAATTGAAATTACAAATATAGGTTCTACATTATCTTTTTCTTGTAAAGGACATTTTGCTTCAAGAACTACAGTTATGGGAGATAGTGAAACTGATTTTCTAATTCATAAAAAAACATCCAATGAAATTGTAAGTGGAAATTTTTCTTTACCACATCTTGTTTTATTTACAAAATGTACAAATTTGTGTAATAATTTAGAAGTACATATGAAGAATGGATGGTTTCTTATGATTCGTTATGTAATTGCAAACCTTGGTGAGATTAAATTATGTTTAATGCCATGCTCAGCATAAAAATATACCATTTAATTTATATAAATATAAAGATAATTCAGATAAAAGCTCAAGGAAAAAACACGAAACTGCTACAAATTCACATAAAACAAGTAAAGACATAGAATCTTCAACTTTAACTCCTAAAATTTTACTATATGCATAAGCCAAATAAACATCTGAAGAAAATTTTCCATTTGTTAATTTTAGTTCTGATACAGTAAATATACAAACTTTTAAAAATATATGTTGTAAAAATACAATTAATAAACATATAAAAACACCTAATTTAAATTGCCATGTAGGATAAATTGTATGTGCATAAATTGAACATAATAAAGTTGTAAATGACAATAAAATATGTATAGTAGCTACGATATAACCCAATACTTCACCGTCTGTAGTTAACCATTTATAACAAAATGTTATTGAATTTCTTAATATAGATTCTAAATAATTAACAATTTCTTCTTTATTCATCTTAAAATAATAAGAATAAATTAAAAACAAAAAAAATAATTAAAATTAGATATTATGTAGGTCTTGTATTGTGAGGAGTATAAACTACATCATCTGTAACTTTGAAATAAGTTAAATTTTGATTTAAATAAGTAGTTTTATCTGATACAGTTTTTGTTGTATTCCATAATTTTATTATATGAAATTGGCCTTTTGGAGATATAGAAATTCCCGCTAAAGTTTCTTTTCTATTTACTAAAAGTTCATCTGAAACACAATGTACCATTAAATCTATAAAACTCGTATGTGCTTGTGAAGCGTCAATTTTTTTAGACCAAGTTCCTCCATCTTTATGTTCTGGAGATTCCCATATTGGATTAAACCCTTTTCTCATAAAGAAATACATTCCACATTCCCAAGCTTCTTTTGGTATACTATCTATAACTGACCAAAATTGTTGAGATGTATTAAAATCTGAAACTTTTATATAACTTTTTAAAGAATAATCTTTAATTTCAGGATCATGATACCATAAAACCCAAGTGTAATGGAATTTGATGATATCAGTTGTTGATCCCATTGTTTATACTTTTAAAACAATATTCAAAAACGAATTCGTTTTAAAATTATAGTTTACATAAACAAAATGGAAATGTCAAGTGCATTGATGTATTCATTGCGTTATTCTGAAAAACTTGTTTTACCAGAAATTATAAAACAAAGTATATTGAAATTGAGATTAGTTCCAGCATCTTATCGTCCTCTAAGAGGGTTCAGAAAAGAAGTTAAAAAAATTGAATCAGGTAATTGGAGAGAAAAGATTCTTATTGATTGTGTTAGAAAAGTTCGAGAAGTTCTAGATAAAGATTATGATGAAATATTCAAAATTTTAAATATTATTTCAGGTGCTACTCTAGATAATTTATCAAAAAGAGCAATAGAGATACTAAAATCAAGAGATCAAGAGTTTAGATTAAGAGTAACAACTTTGTTATTTGATAAATCAATTAAAGGTTCAGTATATGCATCAATAATGTCTGAATTTGCAAAAAAATTAAATGAAGAGCTTCCTGAAATATCCGAAGATTTAGAAATTCAAGTTAAAATGTTTGGAACTATTTATGATATGAATGAAACATTATTATTTCCTTCTTTAAGTGATCCTAGTTTTGATGATAAAGTAGTTGCATGGTCTAAACAAAAAGATATTAGACGAGGTTATTCAAGATTCTTAACTAACTTATACATTCGTAATCTTGTAAGTGGAAACGTTCTTCATGAATCAATGAATAAAGTTATAGTAGATTTAGAAGATGCAATTGTTCAACCTAAAACTGATAAAATGGAAGAAAATATAACACAATATGCAGATTTCTTATACGAAATCGCAAAACTTCTTCCTAAAACCGCTGTTGAACTAAGAGGGTTAATTCAAATACGTTTGGATTCTATTCTAAAACGTCCAAGAACTGATTTTCCAAGTTTAAATATGAGATCAAGATTTAAGTTAGAAGATACTTTTAAATGCGTTCAAGCTTCTTAAAAATTAAAATCAAAATCAAATAAAATGGCAATTCCTTCTGCAGCTGTGCTTTTAAAAACTACAGAAATTGCAATTAATGAAGATAGACCAATCTTTTTTGATTACTATCGCGATAGTCTTGAAAAGAAATGTTGTATTGGTGTTCAAGGAGAAACTAAATATTTAGTTAAATCTGGTGATGAATATACTTCTACTATACAAAAACTTTTTAAATGTGAAACTTGTTTTATTGTTATGACAGAAAATTCAATTTATGTCGTTGATGCAAATATTCCTGTAAAGCGCGTAACGCCATCTTCAGAAGAAAAACATTAAATAAGATAATGGATTTTCCACCTCCACATTATGTTTTATTTGAACCTCTCAATGACAAAGAAACTTTAAAAGAATTTAATGAATACAAATTAAAATACTCAGAAGAATGTGAATTTGAAGAAATAGATGCTTGCACATTATTTTCTTCTGATACATTTTCTCCATTATTTGATAATTGGATTTCAAAA